GTGCAAATGGCGAATTTGCTTTGGCGGTTTCTGCCGCCTACGAATGTGGCCAAGCAGACGATTCGGGTCAATGGCCGGACCTATACGGGCACGCCGGGCAATGCGTACGATATCCCGGACTTCGACGGCCCGGGGGTGCGCGCCAATGGCTGGCATTTCATCGGCCTTGTCGGTACCACGGCACAGCGACCGGTGCTGACCCCGGCGACATCGCCCGAGGCGCCATTCATCTACATCGACACGACCGTCGGTGCTGCGATCTTCCGCGATGGCCTTACGTGGCGGACCTATACCGGGGCCGCAGCCTAGCGCCCTCAAGCCAAGGAGAAGTGGCTATGGCTACTGTCAAGATGATGCCGCCGGATCGCGGCACTTCGCTTACCACCAGCTATGTGAGCGGGCGGACCTATGTCTGCTCGCCGCTGGCCTATCTGCTGGTGCCGGACTACGATATGCCGGGCTTGCGGGCTCAAGGCTGGTACGCGATCGGCAATGTGCTGACGCAGCCGACGACCATCGCCCCCGGCATTGTCGCAATTCAGTAAGGGGAAAGGAAAGCTTCACCATGAAGATCGAGAGCTTGGAAGCCTTGCTCAAGATGAACGAGAACCATGACGAGCAAGGAAGGTTCGCGTCAGGCGGTGGCGACGGCGCCGGTGGTGGGACAAAGGATAAGGAGGACTACGCCACACAAAGCCAGACTTACCATGAGCGGCAAGCCGACAGCCACCGCGACTACGCACTCAACTCCGACAGCAAGAGCGAGGAGCGCGGACATGCCTCAGCAGCCAAGGCGCACGATAAGGCTGCCGAGAAGTACCAGGAAGCCCGCGACCACTACAAGGCGGGCAACGCCGACAAGGGCGATGCGGCTGCGGCCGCCGCCGATAAGCTCGGCGAGAAGGCGGAGGGCAAGAGCAGCAACGCGAGTAATGCCTACCGCGCCGCGCGCCTTGTTACTATCGTCGATTTGTTGACGAAGGTTGGCGCTCGGCACAGCAAGCAAGACCGCGAGGACTTGCAGAAGTGCCATGATGCGATTGCGAAGCTGGTCGATGGTGCGCACTGTGCCGGTGCCAGCAAGGAGACCAGCGAGAAGGCGATTGAGAAAGCCGGCGCCCGGCACTCGCGGGCAGACCTCGACAAGATCCGCAACGCGCACGACCTGATCGTGGAGGTGGGGGCCGCCTGCGGGTCGTAGCCTTGAGAGAAAGGGCACGTGATGACCGACCAACAGAACGGCCCGACACCCGATCTGAGCGAACACCCGGTGCGATCCGGCTGGCGCCTTGTCTATGCACCGGAGACCAGCCCACTTACATTGGATATGCTCTATCGTGAAATAACGCATGCCCGTGAGTTGACCGACAAAGAGTTTACGGGCATGCGAGAGGCAATGCGGCTTACGCAGACCTACCCCACGATTATCGATACGACTAAGTCCGATGTCCTGCGTCAGGTCGGAATGCTGGAGGAGCGGTTCAAAGAGCTGCTGGTCTTGGGCGCTGAGTCGTCCAATCTGCTCTACAACCAGAAATTCGCCACAATCGCAATTCAGCTTGCAGACCTCAAAGAGTTGATCGCGCAGGCTACAGCCGGCAGCAAGGAAGCGATCAATGCCGCGTTCAAGGCGGCCGGCGATGCGACGCAGCTGCAGGCGCAGCAAACAAAAGAGTCGTTCGCGCAACTCACGACGCTTTTCACGCAAGCGAACGAGTCGACCGGCGACAAGATCAGTGCGCTAGACCGGCGCATGACGACAACTGAGGGCCGCAGGGAAGGCGGTAGCTCGGCCGTCACCATTGGCTTTGGAGTAGTTGCCGCCGTTGGTGTGCTGTTTGGGATCGCCGGCTTTCTGATGGAGCGCCCGGCGCCGCCCCCGCAAATCGTCTACACCTCATCGCCTCCTACGCTTGGGCAGCCGGCTATCATCACGCCCATTGCGCCGAAGTAAAAAAGGAGATTTCTACAATGAATTGGTTACTGTATCTCGCAATCGTCATTGGTGTCCTGACTCGCGATCTCATTGTGCGGGTCATCGACAATTCGACGGCGCCGGCTCCATACAAGGTGCTGATGCTGGCGCTGACTATCATCTTGCTGCTTGTGGTAGCGGTCCTCGTCTCGGGCCGCGTCCATATCGGCTGAGGAAAGGGAAAGCAAATGTCACTTGGAACACTTCTGCTCATCGTTCTGGTCGTCCTGCTCATCGGCGCTGTGCCGAGTTGGCCGTATAGCCGCGGTTGGGGTTACTATCCCAGCGGGGTTCTCGGCATCGTGTTCGTCGTGCTTATCATCCTGCTTTTGACGGGGCGCTTGTAACGCCTCTTCGCATGGGGGCGTAGCTCAGTGGGAGAGCTTCAGCTTTGCAAGCTGGTGGTCGCGGGTTCAAATCCCGCCGCCTCCACCATTTCTCAACAATCACTTCTATGAGGACGAAAGACCATGATCGAGTTGACCGTCGGCAAAGACGGCAAGGCGCTGTCGTTCTATTGTCCGTTGACCAAGCGCGACGACGCCAAGCGCATGGTCTACGGCTATGCCTCGACTGCGGCTGTCGATGCCACAGGCGAGGTTATCACTATTGGCGCTCTGACTGACGCCTTGCCAGACTACATGAAATTCGCCAATATCCGTGAAATGCACCAACTATCCGCTGTTGGTGTTACTAAAGAAGCGGATGTTGACGGCAAGGGTTTGTACATTGGCGCCAAGATTGTCGACGAGGCGGCTTGGCAGAAGGTCATCGAAGGAGTCTACAAAGGCTTCTCGGTGGGCGGTACTGCTACCAAGCGCGATGCGCAAGATCGTCGGCAGATCACGGGCCTGGATCTTATCGAAATCTCGCTGGTCGATAGGCCCTGCAACGGTGAATGCGTCATCGAAGTCTATAAGGCCGCCAAACCCGAGGGGAAGCCAATGACAATCGAAGACAAGGCCCGCGAGCTTGCCAAGGCTGCGGGCAAAGACCCTGAAGCCGTTCTTGTAACGTCTGTCAGCGCGCCGAATGTGCTGGTCTGGCACACCTACCGGGAAGAGGCCGGCGCGGCGCTGCAGCGCGAGGCGATCGAGAAGGCCGCCCGCGAAGATGCGGAATCGCGCGTTGCCGCGGAAGCTGCCGCCGCGGCGGCGACCGCCGCTCTTGCAGCCGGCACGCCGATCGCCGCTGCCGCGGTACCGGCCGGCCAGGACATGTCGGAAGAAGACAGCCTGCGCCAGCGCCTTGTCAAGGGCGCTTCCGAGGCCGCTGCCGGGTTGTCGCTGGAGGGCCTGAGGGCCGCGGTGGGGGCCTTGGACCGCCGAGCCGAGGAATTGGCCGCTGGGCTGATCAAGGGTAAGCGCAAGCCCAAGACCGGCGATAAGATCACGTTCGAGGCCCACGAAAAGGCAACGGACAGGACGGCGTCCTCGGGTACCATCGCCAGCGTCGATGGCGACACGGTCATGGTCGACCACAGCGACAAGCAGGGCGATTCGTTCGATTGGGGCAAGCTCAAGGCCGAGTGGAAGAACGACTGTTGGGTCGTCAAGATGGGCGAGCTTTGGTCGCGCGGCAGCGGCCGCCCCTCGGAGGGCAGCAAGGCCGCTGCCGATGGTTCGCCGGGTGCGCCTGAGATCGTCAATATCGGCAAGGCTGGCGACTACGGCACGCATGAGGAAGCCGGCTACGCCGATCCCGGGTACCAGGCGGACCAGAAAGCGCGGCTGCCTTTGAAGAAAGGTGGCGTCCTGTGGGCTCACCGCGTCCGCGGCGCTTGGACGTACTTCACCAAGAATGTCAGCAACTACCCGCCGGACAAGGCGCCTCTCGTCGAGAAGGCAATCGTCGATGCGTGGCGCACGGTTTTCATGGACAACGGCCCGCCTTCCGCCAAGGCAATCACCACCAATGAGGACAAGCAAATGAAACATGCCGCCTTGCAGGCCCTCGGCAAGGCCGACGCAACCGGGGGCCTCTTGAAGGGGCTGTACTCCGCTTGCTCGGCGATCTCGCTGTTGGGCCAGTTGAAGTACCTGCAGGAAGACCTCGCACGCGAAGCCGCGGTCGAGGGCGATAATTCGCCGATGCCGGGCCGCTTCCGATCGTTGCTGGAGATGATGGCGGGGCTCGTACAGGCTGTCCTCGAAGAGGAAGTCGAGGAGATGTTGAACAATACCGACGCCGTCGATATGAACGGCGGCATGATCATGTATGCCGCGCAGCCCCTCGGGCTGGCCAAGACGCGCGTCGGACGCAAGGCATTCGCCGAGGTCTTGACCAAGGCCATTGGCGATAAGACCGGCTCGCCTAAGTTCGAGGCGATGTCCGCTTTGGCCGAAGCGATCGGCAAGGGCGAGGTGGCCCAGACCCAGTCGTGGGGCGAAATGGCCGGCTCGCTGTCGACCGCGCCGAACAATGCGTGGTCCGAGAACAGCCATCCGCAACTGACGAACGATGTCTGGGGCGCGCATGGCGAGCATGCGCAGAAGGTCCACGACATCGCAGTCAGCAAGGGCGCCAAGTGCGACACCACTCATAAGGCGGCCGAGGCCGCCGCAAGCGGAAAGGATACCCCTGACGTGACGAAGACAGCACCCGATATGGTGGCGCTGGCCGCCAAGTTCGACGAAATCTTCGACTCCGAGAAGCACCGGAGCATGGGCGATCTCGCGAAGGCTCTGGACGTCAGCGAGGATGTGGCGCGCGATCTCGTGGTCGGTGCGCTCGCCAAGGCGAAGAAGGATAAGGATAAGGCCAAGAACGACCGCAAGAACCCGGATGACGGCAATGACAGCGAGGACGATGCCGACGGCGACGAGGCCAAGAAAGCTCGTGAGTCGCTGGACCGTCTCGGGCTTGGCCCGTTCGTCGACGCCCTGATCGATGTCAGCAAGGGACAGGCTGTCTTGCACGAGAAGATCGACAACATCGTGGCGGGCGCCAACGGCCGTCGCAATCCCGCCGGCAAGGGTCACTCGGGCGTGGCCACTGTCGTCGAGAAGTCCGAGGATGGCATCGGCCTTGGCGCCAAGACGGCCACCATCGATCCCAAGGACCCGACTTATGCCGGCAGCGTGCTCAAGGGCTTGCTGGCAAATCCGCGGGTCGTTTCCCGGTAACCTCTAACCCCCTAGCGGCTGGGTCAGCCGCATCCCGCAACCCTAACCAAAGTTAATCAACCTCTTACCGAGAGCTTGGAATGGTCGAGTACCACCAAGCCTCAGGGGGAAGACAGATATGCAGATCACGAAAGAGACTTTGGGCCAGATGTTCCAGAATGTCATGAAGGGACGCAATGCTGGCCTGCCGCCGGAGATGATCCCGTCGGTGATGAAGGCGATCACCCAGTCGACCGGGCTGGTCTGGTACGACCTGGAACCCTACGCCAAGCTGCTGTTTCCGGTCATCACGCCTCTGCGCAACGAGATCCCGCGTGTCCCGGGCGCCGGTGGTACGTCGACCCACTGGATCTCGATCACCGGCATCAACATCGCCAACGTCTCGATCGGCCTCGGCGAAGGCCAGCGCGGCGGCTCCGTCACCACGCAGGTCATCAACAACATCGCGCTGTACAAGAGCTTCGGGCTCGACGACAGCGTGACGTTCGAGGCCGATCTGGCGGCGGTCAACTTCGACGATGCCAAGGAGCTGGCGGTCAGCAACTTGCTCCGCGCCGTAATGATCGGCGAAGAGAAGGCGATCGTCGGTGCCAACGCGTCGCTTGCCCTCGGGCTGACTCCGCTGCCGTCGGTCGCGGACGCAGGAACCGCTAAGGGCACCATCAACGCCAATACGCTGGTGTCGGTCATCTGCGTGGCGCTGACGTTCGATGGCTTCCTGGCCGACAGTGTGGCCGGCGGCGTGCTGGCTTCGGTCAGCCGGACCAATACCGATGGGTCGAGCGTGACCTATGGCGGCGGCTCGGCGCAGAAGTCTTCGGCGGCTTCGGTCACCACGGCCAATGACGCTACCAATACCCACGGCGTCTCGGCTTCGGTTACCGCGGTGAACGGCGCCGTCGGCTATGCCTGGTTCTGGGGGCCGGCCGGCTCCGAGAAGCTGGGCCAGATCACCACGATCAACAGCGCGCTTCTGACGACCGCGGCCGGTACGGGCACGCAGCTTGCGTCCTCGCTCCCGAACTCGGACAACAGCCAGAACCAGCTACTCTTCGATGGCCTGCTGACCCAGATTTTCACGCCGGGCAGCAACTCGATCGTCACCGTCCAGCCGACCGGCACCGCCGGCACGGGCACCCCGCTGACGGCCGATGGGGCCGGCGGCATCGTCGAGATCGACACGGCGCTCAAGGCGTTTTGGGATAACTCCCGCTTGAGCCCGCAGGTGATTCTCGTCAACAGCCAAGAACTGCTGAATATCACGAAGAAGGTCGTCGCGGGTGGGCAGGCGCCGCTGTTCCGCTTCCTGATCGACTCGGCCTCGATCACCAACCCGAGCCAGCTGCAGGCAACCGCGGGCACGGTCGTCGGCCAGTATCTCAACAAGTTCACGATGGCCGGCGGGCAGCTGATCAACGTGCTTCTGCACCCGAATGTGCCGCCCGGCACGCTGATCTTCTACAGCCGGTCGCTGCCCTACCCACTGTCGAACGTCAAGAACCTGCTACAGATGAAGATGCGGCGCGACTACTTCCAGATCGAGTGGCCGATCGTGCGGCCCGCCTACGAATATTCGGTCTGGGCGAACGGGCTGCTGCAGAACTACTTCCCGCCGGCCTTCGGCGTAATCACCAACATCGGCAACGGCTAGGCCTCATCGGCCCGGCCTTCACCCGCGATGGCGCCGCTCTATCCCGGCGCCATCGTAGTTGGGGGATAGTCCCCCGGCTTCGTTTCCTCTCAACTTGAGGGCCGGCCCTTGTCGGCCCTCCTTTTCCAGACGAGGTAAATCGCAATGAGAATGAAACCCCCTACTGGCGGCGGCCAGTTCACGTTCAACGGCGTCACGCACCATCCGGACGCCGAAGGGTTCGTGGATGTTCCGGTCGAGGCCGAGCAAGCGGCCGTCTCGCACGGCTACTCGCATGCGCCCGCGCCGCCACCACCGCCGCCGCTTCCGCCGACCGAACTGACTCCCGAGGAAAAGGTCCTGAACCTGACCAAGGGGCAGTGCGGTGACTACTTCGACAGCCTTGGCCTCGACCCGCCGGAATTCGATATGGCGCGGCCGACCATCGCCGACTGGCGCAAGGCGGTCTACGACCACATGGTGGCGACGGCCCCCAAGCCGCAGGGCTAAAGGGCCGGCTGCTACCTTCTGCCCAAAGCCGCCATCGGCCTTGGGGAAGCCACCGGCCAGTTCATTGGCCAATAGCTGAGAAGGAACCACACCGAAATGACCACACAGCTTTTCGTTCCCGGCAATGTCAACGAACTGGTCGGCTTGTCCGGGACCGTATACATTGCCGACGCCAACGGATGCGTCCAGGCGGTGCCCACCGATGTCCCGGGTTTCTTGGCCGCCGGGGCGCGCCTCGCTGTTAGCGTGGCCGGCAAGGCGGATTTCGCCGCGCCGGTTGCGGCTGCCGCCAACAACATCGTCTCGGCCGTGACCATCGCCAACAATGCGGCGCTTACCATCGCGGCGCAGCCGGGCTACGCTGGCCGCATCAAGGCCCTGATGACGCTCGGTTCCGGCACGATTACCGCCGGCAATCTCGCCATCACCGGCGTGACCCCGCAGGGCGTGACCCTGTCCGAGACCCTGTCGATGATCGCCGCCGCGAGCAAGACGCTGACGACGACCAATGCCTACGGCTCGATCCTCACGGCGGCTATCTCCGGCCTCGCCGGCACCAGCACCGGCTCGATCAGCCTCGGGTCCGGGTTCGATCTGGCCTTGCCGCTGCCGACCGGCTTCGCTGGCCTCACCGAGTACAAGGAGGTGACCGACGGCGCCAACAACGCCACGCTGGGCACCGTCGATACGGTCTCGGGATGCGTCATCCCGAACACCGCGCCGAACGGTACCCACAACTACTCGTTCTACTACAAATACCTCTACCCCGCCGGCTAAGCCGGGATGGGGTGCGCGGAGCGGGAGGGGTTCGCCCCTCCCGCTTTCCCTCTTCGCGTGCGAACCTACGCGTTTCAGGGCCTCGTGGCTAGGATGGAGCCTGCCGGCCCTGAGATGCGTGTCCTACAACGCCTGAAGGGTTCCGGCTATGGTCCAACGCTATAAGCTTCGCGATCTCGAACCAAAGTTGCTGCGCTATGCTGCCGGCCGTCATCCATGCGTACAATCATTGGCTGAGGCGCAGGGTGTCCGCTTTCTGTGTCCGAAATGTTTCGAGACGAACGGCGGCGCCGCCGGCACGCATGGGGTTATCTGCTGGTCCTCTTCGCGAGGAGTACCGGATGATGCGCACCCCCGGCCGGGGCGGTGGCGCTTGGTCGGCACCAGCCTGGACGACCTGTCCCTCATGGAAGAGCCGGGCAAGTCGCGATCGGTTCTTTTGGTGGGCGGCTGCGCTTGGCATGGCTTTGTGACGAACGGAGACGTCCATGATTAACGACCTGACAACGGTGGCCAATGTCAAGGCATGGCTGTCGGACGGGAGTGGTACAGGCAAGAGTGATGTGGTCATCGCGCAAACCATCACCCGGGTCTCGGCCGCGCTTCTGGCATGGCTGTCGATCCCTTCGTTTACGAAGCGCGTAGTCACCGAGCAGCGCCTGGGCGTAGGCGGGCAGCAACTCATGCTGAAGCAATTCCCGGTCCTCTCGATATCGTCACTGATCATCAACAACCAGACTGTGGTGCCTGGGCCGCCGAATACGGCAGGCGCACAAGCGAGCAACCAGCTACCGGGCTACTACCTCGATCCATGGGACGGCTTGCCGCCCGCTTCGCCGCAACTGTTGACCATGGTCGGCATCTCGCTTACGAGGTCGGCCGGCTATCCCAACATCAGCGTCGTCTACAATGCCGGCTATGTCTATTCCACCGACACGCAAGTGATCCCCAGCGAAGCCACACTCGCGCCGACCTCGCCCTTGGGCCTCATGGTGCAGGATGCCGGGGTGGTCTACGCCAACGGTACGCCGTTGGTAGCTGTCGCCAGCAACCCGGCTGTAGGGCAATACGTAGCGCCATCGCCCTTGGCCGCTTCGCCGACATCGCTGTACCAATTCAATGCAGGCGATGCCGGCCAGACAGTGACGCTGTCCTATTCCTATGTGCCGGCCGCAATCGAGGGATGCGCTTGCGAGTGGGCCGCAGAGCGTTTGTCATATCGCACGCGTATTGGGCAACGTAGCAAGAGCCTCGGTGGGCAGGAGTCGGTGTCCTTCGATATCTCGGGTATCCCGAAATGGGTGCAAGTCGTGCTGACGCAATTCCGCCAAGTCGTACCAATCGGGTGATCTCATGCTGACTGTACGCCTTCAGGGCGACGCCGCCCTTATCAAGCGCCTGCAAGTAATGCCGGGCTCGATCCAGGCAGCGCTTGTTCGAAAGGTCACGCAACTGACCTTGATGCTGGAGCAAAAAGTCAAGGGCAAGCTGACTGACGACGTGCTCCATGTGCGCACGGGCAAGCTGCACAACAGCGTCTTTCACGAAGTCGAAGCGGACAGCACCAAGGTGATCGGCAAGGTCGGCGCCGGCCGCAATGTAGCGTATGCCGCCATTCACGAATTCGGCGGTCAGACCAAGGCGCATGTGATCGAGGCCATGAACGGAAAGGCGTTGTACTTTCAGATGGCGGGCAAGCCTGTATTCGCAAAGCGCGTCAATCATCCGGGGTCGACCATCCCGGAGCGCAGCTACTTGCGATCGTCCCTGGCCGAGATGAAAGAGGAAATCATTGACGGCATGGCCGAAGCCATCCGTGAGGGAGCGAGGAAGCGATGAGCATTGTTACGCGCGAAGCGGTCTTTACGGCGCTGTTCGATCTCATCGCGAGCAGCTATGTTTTCGTTACCTCCGAGAGGCGCTTGCGCCTATGGGCGGATGTGCCTGTAGACCAACGCCCATATTTAGGGGTAGCTGAGCGGGCCGAGGATAATGCCGGCGGCGACCGTGGCCTTGCTGGCACGCCGGTGGTCCGCACATGGCATGTCGATTTCTTTGTCTATACCGACGCACACAGCGCGAGCGTGCCGGCCTCGCTGCTGAACCCCATTCTCGACGCGGTAGAGTTGGCGATGCGGCCGAGCCCTCTTACTGGCCGACAGACCCTCGGCGGTCTGGTAGCGCATGCCTGGATCGTCGGTCAGACGTTCAAAGATCCAGGCGACATCGACGGCGATGGGATGCTGATCATCCCTGTGTCAATCTTGGTGCCCTGAGAAGGGCTCCTCAATTGGGAGAAAGAGACGATGACGGCGTACTTTTTTGGCAGTGGTACTATCATCGCCAAGCGAGTCGGTGTAGCCAATGCGCAGCCGGCTTTCCTTGGCACGATGCAAGATTTCGAGTTCGACATCGACCAGACCATCAAAGAATTGATGGGCCAGTACAAGGTCCCGGTAGCGATCGCCGCCGGCCAGACCAAAATCACCATGAAGGCGAAGTTCGCCCGGGTCCAGGCGAATACGATCAACAGCCTGATGCTGGACCAAAGCCTGTCGCCTTCGTCAGGCATCAATCTGGCGGTCGCCGAGAACGGCGCCATCCCGAACACCACCACGAGCACCACGGTGGTGGTCTCGAATGCGACGTCCTTCACGACCGATCTCGGCGTGTTCTACGCCTCGAACGGCACTCAGCTAGTGCCCGGCACATCGGCCTCGGCCGCCGGCACTTATTCCGTCGCCGCAGGCACCTACTCGTTCAACGCCTCGGACAAGGGGCTGCTCGTACAGATCTATTACGAGTATGCCGTCACGAACATGCAATCGATCGCATGGAACAACCAGCTGATGGGCCAGCAGCCGACGTTTCAGCTGGACGCGCAGGAGCAATTCAATTACCTCGGCAGCCAGAAGACCATGGTGCTGAAGCTCAATGCCTGCGTCAGCAGCAAGCTTACCTTCCCGTTCAAGAACACCGACTTCATGATCTCGGAAATGGACATCATGGCGTTCGCCGACGCATCCAACTCGATCGGCACGATCGCCATCTCCGAGTAGGGCTGGCAGCGCCCCAAGGGCCAAGGCTCTTGGGATCAAGCGCAGGGGGTGCCGCCGAGGCTGTACCAGGGCCTTGGCGGCCTCTGCGCCTCAATCAATAAAAGCATGAGGAACGAACGAATATGGATATTGTAGTACCAAATCAACAGCAGATCGACGCCAAGACGCCGACCATCGTGCTCGGCGGCGTAGCATGGCCAATCCCGCCTCTTGCTATCAAGCAGAACCGGGTGGTGCTGCCCTTGCTGGTGGATCTGTTCCCGGAGATGGCCGCAGTCGCCGGCTTGCGAAAGCCGGATGGCTCGATGGACCAAAGGGCCTTCATGAAGGCCGTTATGCTGTTCAGCGAGAACACGCTGGACAAGCTGATCGAGGTCGTCTACAACGCGCTTCTGCGCGCCCATCCCACGCTTACGCGCGAGCAATTCAACGACATGCCGATCGCGCCCATGGAGCTGTTCGGCGCTCTTGAAGTTATATCGGCGGCGGTGGGCTTGTTGACCAGGACGGACAAGGTGGCCGCCCCGGGGGAAGCGTAGGCGGGTCCATGCCTGATTGGACGTCCATCATTGCCAGGATCGCCACGGTCACCGGTTGGACGTGGGAGACTTGCGAGGATGAACTGACATGGCCCCGCATCGAAGCGCTTTACGAGGAATGGGCCGATCATCCGCCCGTACACGAAACGGTCGCGGCTTACCTCGGCTACAAGCCAAAGTCAAAAAAGAGCAAGCAGTACGGCGATCTATCCGAATTGATCGGGATGTTCCCGACTGGTAGAGTCGCATTCTAGAGGAAAGGGCCGCCCATGTCTGACGTTGATGTCGAATTCGGCGCAAGTATCGGTGGAGCTATTGCTGGCATCGATAAAGTAACCGAAGCTATCGAAAGCATGGGCGGCAAGGTCAAAGGGCTTACCGAGGTCTTCACCGGGCTGGCCGAGGCGTTCCTTGCGGCGTTCGCTGTCGAGAAGATCATTGATTGGGTCGAGAAAATCAGCGAGGCCGGCGCCGAGGTAGAGCACCTTACGCACCAGCTAGGCTTGTCGGCCGAGGCGGTCAGCAGCTTTCAATTTGCTGCCGAGGCCATGGGCATTTCTTCCGGCTCGGCCGCGATGCAGTTGACGCGCCTCGAACGGAATATTGCGCAAGCTGCCAGCGGAAGCGGCGCCGCCGCCTCGGGCTTTCGCGCTTTGGGCATCACGACTCAGGAGCTGAAAGACCACGGCAACGATATGCAGTATATGTTGCAGTTGATTTCTGAGAAGTTTGCGACTACCGCTGACGGCGCTAACAAGACTGCTGTGGCTATCGCGATCGGCGGGCGTGGCTTTGCCCAGATGATCCCGTTGTTGGATCGCGGGGCTGCGGGCTTCAAGGAAATGGCTGACGCGCAGGAGCGCGCCGGCACGCTGATGACCGGCCCGATGGTCGAGGGCATGGAAAAGACGTCACTTGAGTTGCACGAAATGTGGGAGGCGATCAAGGGCGTCTCGCTTACGATCTATGAGGCGTTCAAGCCGGCGATCGACGCCATTGTCCTTGGGTTCATTGCGGTCGTCGAAAGCTTCAACAACGCCCTCAAGGGCACCAGCCTTTTGCACGACGGTCTAACTGCCCTGGTCGTTGTACTTGATTTGGTCATCGGTGCTGTAGCCTTCCTCTCGACCGGTCTCAACCAGTTGTGGCAAGTCGCTGCGTTGGTGGCTGAAGTAATCGTTACGGTGTTCCAGGCAATCAGCGCCGTGATGATTGACGCTACGACTGGCGCGTTTGGCAAGATCGAAGTCGACGGCGAAGCCGCCATGGACCACATAAAAGAGGTAACCGCCGATCGCCTCAGCAAGATGAAGGCGGCCTGGACTGACTACGAAGATACCATCCGCAAACTGATGTCGAACCTTAATTCGAGCGGTGTGGTAACGGTGCCGCCGGAAGCGGAAGGCCAGGACAAGGCGGCCAAGCCGCAGATGCCGGCGATGAGCAAGATGAATGCCGGCAGCAAGAATATTGTAAGTGAATGGACGCAGCAGCTACAGGAGCTTATCGCCAAGCAGGCCGGGTTCTTCAAGGATTCGACCGATCTGGAAATCAAGTTCTGGCAGGACAAGCTCGCGACGGTCAAGGCCGGCACGAAAGAGTACTTGGAGGTCGAGGCTAAGCTTTACGAAGCTGAGAAGAAGCAAGCGACGCAGGGGCTGGCTGATTGGGAAGCCGGCATTAAGTACAAACAGCAGATATTCCACAACGACTATCAGCAGGTGATCGCCCTAGAGGAACAGAAGGTCCAGCACCTGAAGGAATTGTACGGCGAGGATAGCCGGCAGTACGTAGCGGCCCTTCGTGAGAAAGACATCATGGAGCGCCAGCACCTTGTCGAAGTGCGTGCGATGGAAGTAGAGCACGCCGATGCCATGCGCGAAATCCAGAAGGCCGGTATCGACGATCAGATCGCGGCCTTGGACGCTTCGGTAGCGGATGGCCGGATTACGAATTCGGAAAAGCTCGAAGATTTGCGGCGCCTCAAGACGGAAGAATACTTATTGGAGCTTCAAAGCCTTCAGGCTAAAAAGACGCTGCTCGATCAGTCTGTCGCCGATCAGCAAAAGACTGACGACCAAATCCTGCAGCTAGAGCGCAAGCACCAGATCGAAATGCGCCAGATCGATCGACAGTCGGCGACCGCCTCGCGTCAGGAATGGCAGTCGTTGTTCTCGACGATGAGCAGCGGGTTTCGTAATGTTATTACCGGCATGCTGCAGGGCACCCTTACCTGGAAACAGGCGTTGGCGAACACGGTCCAGAACCTCGCGCTGACCTTCATCGACATGGAGGAAAAGAAGCTCGAAACGTATCTGGCCAACCTGCTGACCGAGGATGCCGCGACCGAGGCTTCGACGGCGGCCAGGACTGCCGCCGAGCAGACGGCAAGCTCGGCCTCGATCATCGGCTATATCGAAAAGGCTCTAAAGTTCATCGCTACATCCGCGGCCGAGACCTTTGCCGGGGTGTTCGCCTTCCTCTCGGGCGTTATGGGGCCGGCTGCCGCGGGACCGGCCACCGCCGCGGGCGCCCTTGTCCAAGGCGCTGCCGCTATGTTCTCGATGCCGTCCGCCGCTGGCGGGTGGGAGGTCTCGCAGGATTCCCTTGCTATGGTGCATAAGCGCGAAATGATCCTGCCCGCCGATCTGTCCTCAGGCATAAGCCGGCTCATTCGTGCCGGCAGCAGCGGCGGCGGCGGGACAAGCCAGAATGGCGGTACGCAAATCGTTATCAACGCCATGGATGCCAAGTCCGTACACGACCTGCTGATGAAGCAAGGGCCGGCTGTAGTTAAAGCGGCGCGGCGCCAAGCCCGCAGCTTCGACCCGAACGCACAACCGCGGGGGTAAGTTGAATGTCGAGCGCAGTCTTTCCGACGCTGCCGGGTCTTGCGTACAGCGTGTTCCGTACGCCCATCTGGTCGACGTTGATCCAGACCGCCGTCAGCGGAAAAGAGCAGCGTTGTGATCTGTGGTCGTATCCTCGTTGGTCGTGGTCCCTTTCATTCTCGGTCCTGAGGTCTGACATTACCTTTGCGGAATGGCAGACTTTCGTAGGGTTCTTCAATCTGCGGCAAGGGATGTTCGATCCATTCCTATATAAAGATGTTGACGACAATTCTGTCAGCAATCAGAACATCGGGGTCGGCAACGGAAGCAACAAGGTCTTCCAATTGGTGCGTACCTTGGGCGGGTTCGTAGAGCCGATCCCGGCGCCCAACATCATCTCTGATATCCAGGTGGATGGGTCTACCATCGGGGGTGCCTATACCGTCGATCCCGCCACGGGCCTTGTGACGCTGACGTCGGCGCCGGGAAACGGGCTGCTCGTTACGGCCAGCTTCTCATACTACTGGCGCTGTCGATTTGCCCAAGACAACAGCGGCTCCGGTAGCGGTAACTTTACGGGTGATGCCATGACTCTGGAAAAGTTCATGAACCAGTTGTGGACTACGGGCGTCAGCTTTATCTCGGTGAAGTAAAAATGAAGGTCTCGACCCCTCAGCTTCGCGCGCTGCTGTTCTCAGGCCAATTCGCCATGGCCGAGCTTTATACGTTTACTGTCATCGATGGCACAGCCTATCGCTACACCTCTTGGGACCAGGATCTCACGGTGGGCGGCTTTACGTATGCCGCCGACGATGTGCTGATCAACCGAGATCAGATCAGTTGGAAGACCGGGCTTCAGGTAGGCCAGCTGCAGCTTACGGCCTACCCCGGCGATGCAAGCGAGCTTGAGGGCTTGCCGTTCCTGTCGGCGGTTCGCTACGGGCTGCTCGACGGCGCTACTTTTACGTGCTATCGGCTCTTCATGCCGACAGCCGGCGATACTTCGGTAGCCCCCGTCTTTATTTTCCAAGGACGGGTTGGCGAAGCCGTGGCCGGGCGCACCTCTGTCGAGATCACCGTCTATGACTTTATTGAGGTCCTGAACATTGACATGCCGCGCCATCAATGGCAGCCGTCATGCGTCTGGACTGTATACGATACCGGCTGTTCTCTGAACCGGAATAGCTTCAAGGTAACAACATCCGTCACCGGCTCGCCCACGCAATCGCAAATCGGCTTCAGCAGTGGCCAAGCGAACGGCTACTTCCAAGATGGGACATGCAAGTTTACCACAGGCGACAATGCCGGCTTGACGCGCACGATCGGCACAAACACCAGCGGCAACCTCATGCTCGTCTCACCCTTTCCTTTCGTGCCTACACCCGGCGACATGATGGAATTGTTGCCGGGCTGCAATCGTACGCAGACGCGGTGCGTCAGTCCTTTCAACAACCTCGTCAATTACCGCGGATATGACTATGTCCCGGTTGTGGAGACCGCGCTATGATGGACGAGAAAGAGAAGCGCGAACGCGAGGCGGTGGTGGCCGAGGCTAAGTCATGGTTGCGTACGCCCTACCATCCCATGGGCAAGATCAAGGGCGTGGGCGTCGACTGCGGGCAATTCCTCATCGCGGTCTTTGAAAATGTCGGGCTCATCCCGCCGACCGACACCGGCTTCTATGTGCCGGACTGGCACTTCCACCGCGATGACGAACGCTATCTCGGGTTCGTCGAGAAGTTCGCCGCGCCCTTTCCCGGGCCGCCCTTGCCGGGCGACATCATCCTCTACAAGTTTGGCCGCGTGGTCAGCCACGGCGCTATCGTCATCGAATGGCCAGTCATCATCCACGCCTTGCGGAAGAAGTTCGGGCCTGGACAGGTGCGCCTCGACGAGGGCGAGAACAACGACTACTTGACCCAGCGCCAGCGCAAGGTCGATGGCGCCAAGATATACTACAGCGTATGGCATAAGCGAGGATAGCAACTCATGGGCTTTCTGCTAGGCGGCCTTACGGCCTCGAAGCCTCAGGCTAAGACCAAGCCCGCCTACACAGGGCTCCAGACGCAGACCTCATCCTATGGTGGGGTTGTGGTGCTGGTGTTCGGGGCGACGCGGGTCGCGCCGAATATCATTTGGTATGGCGACTTCCTCGCCATCCCGCACACCACCAAAACGAAATCCGGCGGCAAGGGCGGCGGGTCCGCCAACACGGCTACTACGACTTACACTTATCAGACCGCCGTCGCTCTCGGCTTGTGCCAAGGCATATGCACCAAGATCGGCACGGTGTGGAAAGCCAAGGCGCAGACTACGTTGGCGGCTGAGGGGTTCACATTCTTCAACGGCGCCTATGGGCAAGCCGCTTGGAGCTATCTTGTTACCAATCATCCGACGCAAGCTATCCGCTATTCCGGCACGTGCTACATCGCGGCTGACGCCCTCGATCTGGCGGACTCGGCTGATCTGCCGAACTACACCTTTGAGATATTCGGCCTTGCGCAGAACGGCATTTCCAGCGGGCCGGATGCGCTGCCACGCGACATCGTCACATTGTTGACGACAAACGCTTATTGGGGCGCTGGCCTGCCTTCGGCCTTGCTCGATGCTTCCATGACCCAGTTTAATAACTGGTGCAAAGCGACGGGCATGGTAATGTCGCCGGCCTATTCCGAGGCGAAGCCGTGCGCCGAGCATATTCAAGATATCCTTACATTGACTTCAAGCGCTTGGGTTTGGTATGGCGGCATCTACACCATCATCCCCTATGCCGAAGTCGCGGTCTCGGGAAACGGTACGACATTCACGCCGGCGCTGACCCCTGAATACGATTTGACCGATGACGATTTCTTGACCGATCCGGGCAACGATCCGATCAAGTTGAAGCGCAAGCGCCCTTCGGATGCCTACAATTCGGTCAAGCTGGAATATCTGCTCCGGTCGAACCAATACAACTCAGAGGTGGTCGAAACCAAGAACCAGGCGGCGATCGATCAATATGGCTTGCGGCCGATGTCGACGACGCAGGCGCACCAATTCTGCCTTACGCAAGCGGCGCTGCAGTCGGCGCACTATATGCTGCTGCGCGAGAGCTATCTTAATACTTACGAGTTCAGTGTTGGGTGGAAGTTCATTCTTCTCGACCCCATGGATATCATCACGATTACTGACACCAAAATGGGCATCATTCGGCAGCCCGTCCGCATCCTTGAGATTACCGAGGATGATCAAGGGCGCCTTGCCATGGTTGTCGAGGAATTGCTGACCAACCAGGCGACGGGCGCCGTCTTCGCAGAGCCGCAGGGCACACGCTATTCGGTCGACTACAATGTTGCGCCGGGGCCGATCAATATCCCGATCATGTTCGAGCCGCCGCTGGCCTTGCTCAGCACAGGCGTACAGCTGGAAATCTGGTGCGGCGTCAGCGGCGTCAATCCCAACACGTGGGGCGGCTGCAATGTCTGGGTGTCGTACGATGGCGACACCTATCAGGAAATCCAGGACCGGGTTGTCGGCTCCAGCAATATGGGCGTGACGACTGCTACGCTGGCGTCCTTTACGAGAGCGACAGTGGGTAATACTTTGGACACCATTCACACCCTGGCTGTCGATGTAACTAAGGGCAATGGCACGCTTCTTTCGGGCACGGCGCAGGATGCGCAGAACCTTGCGACGCTGTGCTATGTCGGCGGCGAATTGATCGCCTACCAGACGGCAACGCTGACCGGCTCGCACAAGTACAATCTGACTTACCTCATTCGAGGCGCTTATTCGTCGACCATCGCCAGCCATGCCGCCGGCACGAACTTCATGCGGCTGGACCAAAGCATCATCCGCGTACCGGTCAACACCGAGAATATCGGCCGACAAATCTATCTGAAATTCCAGGGCTTCAATATCTACGGCGGTGCGATCGAGGATCTGGCCGATGTGCCGGCCTACACCTATACGCCTACGGGCGCGGCGTTGGCCTCGGCCTTGGCGAACCCTACGAATGTCACTACAGCCTTCGTCGCGAACATCCTGCAGATTACGTGGGACCCGATCGTCGATCTCCGATCGCCGATTGACTATGAAGTCCGCAAGGGCGCTACCTTTGCGAATTCTCAGGTCCTCGGGCGAACAGACTCGACGCATGGCTTCCCGGCGCACGGCGATGGGACCTACTGGATTTCCGCGCACTATCGCGCGCCCACGGGCCTCGACATCTATTCGTTCAATCCGCCGAGCATCGATATTGTCGGCGCTGACATTACGCAGAACATCATCGCCTCATGGGATGAGGGCGCTACAGGGTGGTCCGGCACGCTTACCAGCATGGTCAAGGATGGGCTTACTATCGAGCTTCAAGGCGCGGGCGATCTCTTGTCGTCTTCGGATTGGTTGGCCGAGACTGATCTGCTTTTCGGCGGCGTAGTATCAAGCGGGTATTACGAGGCGCCGGCAGGCCATATCATTACGCTGGCTGCGGTGAACACCTGTCCGATCCTCATGGCTTGGGAAGTCTTCGGCGTATCGCTGTCCTCGGACTTCCTCGACATCGCCGACTTCCTTGGCAATCCTGATTTCCTCGGGGCGCAATTCAATGCTGAAGTATCCGTACAGCCTCAGGTCTCTTTGAGCCAGGATGGTGTGACGTACGCCGCCTGGATCAATTGGAACCCCGGCAGCTATACGTTCCTTACAGTCAAGGCTCGGATACTAGTCAGCACACTTAACCCGGCGGTGAATGCTATCGTTGGCAGCTGGCAATGGGGCGTCGATGTGCCGGACCTGATTCAAAGCGCGTTCGGTGTGCCCATCCTCGCCGCGGGCTCGACGATCACGTTCCCTAAGAAGTACAATCTGGCTACGCCGGCGGTGTCTGTAACTATTCTCGATCGACAGACCGGCGACGTAGATGTGCTGACCGAAGCCAACATAAACGCTTCA